CATGGGTCTGGAACACAGACCGTGAAATATACTCATGAGGCGCTTATTATCACACGACGTGTCATATGATCTGTGCTGATTCTCGTCCAGTTCAATAACAATCACATGACTTCCCATGTCAAATACGAAATCTGGTCTATACAAGTGACACTCTACACGCTTATCGTGTACTATAGTCTTTTCAGGATACTGAGTTACGAGGTATTCCTTGAGTTTCATCTCACGGGTCTTGAACCGAGAAGGCTGGTTTGGAAACGTGTATGATGAACACCGGACACAGTATTCATTTTTTCCACCAAGAATTATGTCGCACATTGGTGTTTTACAACGTGGATTCTCGACGTCGATCATACCTTCAAGTTTATGGGCCCTACAAAACTTTCCAGTCTTTGAACCGGTAAAGTTAAACACTGGAATGGTCGTACAGTTTTCATATTTACAACGTTTTGAAACGACATTTACCATTCCATTTTCTTTATGGGTAGCACAAAACCTACCCTTTTCTCCTTCCCAGTTAAAACAGATTCTTTTTAAACATCCATCATGTTCACATTTATCTTCTAAAACGTTGACCATGTCATCTGTTTTGTGAGAGGCGCAAAATCTACCTTTGGTTTCTGATAGTAAGTTAAAAAATGGTTTCTTGCGACATCCTTCGTGTTCACATGGGCGTTCACGGACGTTTACCATTTCTGGAGTTTTATGAGATGCGCAAAATTTACCAAAATGTTCATTTGGTAAATTGTAGCAAGGTTGTTTCAGACATCCTTCATGATCACAATTCTTCTGAATTACGTTTATCATTCCAGGTTCCTTGTGTTCCGCACATCGTATTCCAGGTGTTTGGTCTACAAAATTGAACGATGCAGTCTTTGTGCATTTTTCACAAACTCGCGTGGGTGGGTGTGATTTACGATTTCTGTTCGTATTCAAACGGCATTTTAAACAAGTCGCACACGGGCGTCCAAATTTGTCGAAAAATTGATCAAGAGGTTGAGGTTTGCGAGGACACGAACCACACTTCTTGAAATTTTCCATATAGTGTCTATCCTATATTCAGAAAAAAATCAGCTTGAGTACAAAACACTTCCGAGCCCGTTCTGGATACGGAGCACGTTATACGAAATGGCGTACAGGTACGTGCTCTTGATGAGGGCGCCGATGGTGATGGTAGGGGGCACGACCAGGCGGTACGTGTCCAGACGGGAGAAGTTCAGGGTACCGGTGGGCTGGAGCTTGGAGGTGTCGAGGCAGTAGCTGATCATGCCCACGTTGGCGGTACCGGCATTGACGCCGTTGGGCAGGTAGCCGAAGGGCGTGTTGTAATACTGGGGCAGCTCCACAAAGGCGGGCAGGTGACGGAACTCACCGACGTCCGTGCCGTTCACCTGGGTCTTGAGCATGTGATCCTTGACCAGAGCCGAGTTGACGCCCAGAGCGCCATACGCCTGGGAGTAGTTGTTGCTCGTGAATGCGATGAACTTGACTGGCTGAGCCAGAGCCAGCTCCTGCATCGTCTCGGAGCCCATAACGATCGTGCGCTGGACCTGGGTGATCAGCATATCCTGGGGCGTGTTGGCGAAGAAATCACGCTCGGCCTGGTCCAGGTACGTGAAGTTGGTCCAGCAGATGTACTGCAGATTGTTGTAGTTGGCGATTTGTGGACCGTTATTGGCACCTGGAGCGGTGAAGAAGCCGGCGGTCGAGTCCGCCAGGCTAGAAGACCAGGTGATGCGCAGCTCAACGTCGTGGAACTGCAGAGCCACCAGGGGCAGGGACACGGACCAGTCCTTGTTGAAGAAGAACTTCAGGGGGTAAAAGCCGGTCACGGAGTTGGTGGGATCCTCGTTGTCACCGGTATTGCCGATCAGCAGACGCTGGCTGTAGTTCTGGGCGCCAGTCACGGGCTCGATCTGGGTCGAATACACAACGTCCTGGGTATCGATAACCTGACCGCCGATCATGAACTCGATCTTGTCGATAACCTTGGACCAGTCGACGATGGTGCACATTGAGCCGTTGCCGTCACGGGCAGCCAGGTACACGTAGTTGATCAGGTCACCCTTCTTCTCGAAACGGACGGTGGAGATGCCGCCGGCGATGGGGGCGCCCTGAATCACCTGACGCTCCACCGTGTTGGCATAGTGGGTATACCGGCGGTAGTTGGAGCGGAAGAAAGAAACCTCGGGCTTGCCAGTCAGCCAAGCGTCCTGAGCACCAGTTGCGACAAGTTGAACGATACCACCGCTCATTTTACAATTGGTCTAGATTATTTTAGACGGCCGAAAGGGGCGGAAGCGCAACCGGATTTTTCTCGAGCTGCTGGATGGCCACGTCAAGGCACTTTGAAGAGGCTAAAGGATTGCGATTACCCTTTTTCTCATCGAATCTGTAAAACTCTGGGCCCAGATAGTTCTGGAAGCGCCCACCGTTCATGTGAGAGACGGGCACCGGCTTGGACTCTGCGCGAAGATTGGTCGCTGCGCCCACCTGATTGACGGGGTCGTTACGGACGTTCATGCGCTGACCGTTTCCTGCGCGATCCGGCTTGGAGCGGTAATCGCTGCTGCGCGTGAGAGACTTGTCGGTATAAGCACCGCAGCCGCCCTCGGCATACGGCTGAGCCACGTTGTACTGGGCGGGACCCATGGACAAAGTGTCACCGCGGGACGTCTGCTCGTCACGAATGGTGGTCCGGGCCGTCTTGAGAAACTCTGGCCGGCCCTCGGCACCCGTGACGGCACCACCCTGGCCCTGACCACGGCTCTGGGCTGGCTCGCGGTACCACGCCTTGGTCTCCTTGGCCTGGTGAGTCACCTCACCGATACCGCCAGCGCCACCAGACTTGATGAAAGAATCAGCGGGACCGTTGCGGCCCTCGAGCGTCGTGAGGCGCTCCTCGTTGATGTTATTGGGCAACACACGGAAGTACTGGTGGAAGCCACCCGCCGCGTCCACGTTGGAGCCGACGCCCAGACCTGGACCGACGCGGCGGCGCTCGATAGGCTGGAGGTTGTTCATCTTGTTCGTCACATACTGACGGTTATACAGATCATAAACGGGCTGACCGAATGGAAAACGATTCGCGTCAGGAGAAACGTCCTGAAGGTTACCAACCGCCTCTTTCGGCTGGAGACGCCAATCGCCGATGCGACGGCCGAGATTCGGCGTCATGACACGGAGATCAAAAGCATCCTTGGAGTGATCGCGAGCATTCGCAGCGAGGTCGACATCACGACGGGTAATTGGCCGAGTGGTTGGCAGTGGTTTGCGTCCCTGGGGCTCTTCTGAACCGTCCGAGAGACGCTTACCGGCAAACACAAGACCGACGACGGCGGCGATGGCCAAAGGTTCCATCGTTATTATGATTAGGTACTATTTTTTTTACTTCTTCGCACTGTGGTAACGCTGAACGAAACGGGTATTCTGATCATCGGCGTACGTGCTGATGGGATCCCACGACATGACACGCTGTGGGATGTTCACGTAGGTGTTGGGAAAGTCATAAGCCCGCTCGGACCAGCCCTTCTTCGACGCCGTCGTCGTCTGCTCGCGCAGGTACGAACTGGCATCGGCCAGATCCTCGAGGACCACCGTCGCTGGACCCATGTGGATATTGGGCTGGAGAATAATAGGAGCCGCGTCGAGGAGTGGCATTCTTAATTTTAGTTGCGAAAAAAACCAAGCTTACTGACCATTACCTCCGCGCATCTGCGTGCGCTCTGGGAAATGGAACTGGAAATTGTCTGGATCGCACGCCCGTCCGCCCTGGTCCTTGCACATGGGGGCAAACTGCTTACCGTAAGCGGCGGTCGCGAACGCATTCTGGTCATTTGGAATCGTGGACGATGCGGTGGTGTAGAAATTGCGCTCGGCGTCGCGAACACGCTCGAAGGGGTGGATGGTGCTCCACGCCGCCTGAACGTCGGCACGGACGCTGGGATACCAAGCCGCTGGTGGGCGGTCTGGATTCTCGGTGTAATCGCTCATGAGCACATTCCCCATGGGGTTGTTCAGGGTCGGCATCGTCACCTCGTCGCGTAAAAGGCCCAGTGCGCGGTCATCTGCGTAGGCCGGACGAAGGAGACCGTCCGAAATGAGGTTCGAGGTCCACATGTAATAAAGAACGCCCAGGGCCAACGCACCAAGTGCGAAAACACGGGAATCACGGTTGATAAGGTATACGATGATGGTGGCGTAAATAATGAAGCGGGTCGTAGAAGAGACGCGCTGTTTGGCCGACTGACGCGCCGTTGGCCAAAAGTTCATGAGTTCACTCGTCTTGAAAATATCTTTCACGTCCATTCTGTTACTTACTGAGAAATCTTTTTGGTCGGCTTGCGCTTTCCGGTTCGGGGTGGAGGCGGGGGAGCGGCACCGCCGAGCATAGCCGCTAGCGGGTTGGCACCACCACCGCCGCCGAGCATCTGCGCGAGCATACTGTTCATACCGGCCATCAGGGACGCCTCGTCAATCTGACCGTTCGGCGCCTTTTTCATATTTTTGGCGCAATTTTCGGCGGCTGACTCGATCATACTCAGAGTCTCGGGTGGAAACATGTTGATGGTCGTGCCGAGCATGTACAGCGTCTGGTAGTACTGCCAGATGGCCGCCTTGGTCCCGTCTGTACACTCGGCGGTGTTCCAAATCTCATGAAGATTCAGGGAGGTCACCACGGGGTTGGCCTCGCAAAAGAACGCCGTAGAGTCCTTGGCCATCATCTGGGATACCCATGGCGTGACGTCCTTCATAAACTTGTCGAACGTGTCGCGATTCGCTGGAGCGGCCTGGGCCTCCTTGATCTTGGGCTCATCGGGGAAGGTCTGTGCGAGTTCACCGATAAACTGACCCATCATCTCGTTAAACGCAGAGAGGGTGGTCATTTATAGTAATATTTTAGAGTCTTTTCCTTAAGTTAGAATGGCTCCTTCATAATAGGCTCGTGGGACCCCTGCCCCTGGCTTGTGATAAAGTAAACCAAAAGACCGACCAGGAAAGCATTCTTGAAATAATCCGAGTTTTTAAGCTTTCCTTCGTTGTTCATTTTCGCCTTGACGAATACGTAGGCCATCACTGCCGCTGCTGCGATGACGGCGGCGCTGAAGGGTTCCTTGAAGTAGTGCTCCATCTAGTAACTTACAAGATGTTATTTAGTCTCTTTACGCGCCGAGCTTCTGGATTTTAGTGGGGGCGTCATCGAACAACGTCTGTTCTGGGAGGGCCGGGGTCCCTCCTGCTCCGGGAACCGATGGCGGTGTGAGCCCGTCTGACGCCGTCACCATCGTGTCGACACCCCCTGGAGTCTTGCCAATTTCCATGCCGGCGCCGCCGCCCCCGCTCGTTCCCGCGGCG